AATCGCGGTAGCGCTCGGCCAGCTCGGCGCCGGCGCTGCAGTAGATCGCGCGACGGTAGAGATGCAGCAGCTGGCTTTCGCCCTGGATCTGCTGGGCCGGCACGTTGGCCAGCGCCGTGTGCCCTTCGGCTTGGCGCTGGGCCTGGTAGTCGGCGAGCTCTCGGTTAACTTCGATCACCGCGTTGACGGCTGCAACTTCCAGGCGGGCATCGGTGATGCTGCCGTCGAGGCGCAACGAATCGCGCATGTGCGTGCCATCCAGGTCAGGAAACCAGCCGTCATTGGTGATCGGGTACGGCGCGGTGCTGCCGCCTGTTGCGATGAATGCGCTCATGTTCTTGCCCTAGTTCGGCGGTGGTCGGGGCGTCACGACAAGGCAAGGAGAAAACCTGTCGATAAGCCCCGAGCCGCCGAGTGCGTGGGGGACGCTCAGTTAGCGGGCGGCTCGCCGGTACCGGGTACGGTTGGCTTGCTTTCCGCGTGTTTCTTCAGGAGGCGCTCAACGCGCTCCAGGTCTTTTTTGCCGCCGCAATTGCTGTGCAGGTCGATGGCGCGGGCGAGATTGCCGCGCGCCTCTTCGAGCCCTTCGGCATTCGGTGCGGCTTCGTCCAGCTCGGCCAGGTACGCCTTGCCCAGGGCGAGGTGCAGCTTGGCGCGGGCTTCGTCCGGCATGTCGTGCTCGGCGGTGATATCCGCCGCGAGTGTCAGGACGAAGCGGTCGAACGGCTCGCCGGCCTTCTGCTGCTTGAGCGCGGCATTGGCCACTTCCTCAGCGAGCAGGCACCCGGTGGTGCGAGCAAAGCGGTCGGGCATCTTCAGGTTGTGCTGCAGCACGTAGCGACCGATGGTCAGCGCGCCGACGTAGTCGCCCGCGTCGATGCTCCAGACCATCAGCGTGGTGAGCACATCGTCCTGGGCGCCGTTGCCGGCAGCCAGCACGCCCTCGATGTACGGCTGGTAAGCCGGGATCAGCGTGCGCTTGAGTTCAGCCTTGCCCTGCTCCGATTGCACCTGCTTGAGGCGCAGCCGGTCCTGGTTGAGCTGCAGAAGCTGCTGTTCGTAGGCGGTGGCGCCTGCCATGGACCGCTCGGGAGCGACCATAGCGGCCTGCAAGGCTGCGCGTTTGCGCAGCTGGTTACGTTGGGCTGGGCTGGCCATGGCTTACACCACCACGATTTTTTCGACCAAGGCCACCAGACCGAAGTCCTCGATGACGTAGGCGTCGTTGCTCGACTGGTAATCGGCGATGCGGTCGTACTCGGGCTCGTCCTTCACATGGCGGCGACGGGCGCCTTCCTGGAAGTAGATGGAGAGGTTCGACAGTGTGGTGATCAGAACGGTACCGGCCGGGAAGAACGGCGCGTCGACGATCGGCAAACCACCCAGGCGGGCCTTGGTGACGATCTGATCGGCAGCGTTCTCTTCCTGGTTGGAAGCGGAGCCCTTTTCGACTGCGGCGAGCAACTTGTCCTGCAGCAGATCGCGGGAAATCATGACCACCAGGTTGGGGTGGTTGCGGTGCCAGGGATCGAGCATCTGCACGGCATCGAATACCAGACCGTCGAGCGTCTTGTAATCGTCCGTTGGGGTTGCGCCATCGGTGTTCGGACCGATGCGGACCGAACCGGCGGTGTTGCCGGAATCCATCACGCGATCAGTCGCGGCGGTTCGCACCTTCTGCAGCCAGCCAATGTTGACGTCCTGCAGCATCGGGTTGGTGGCGATGTTGGAGACGGCGGCGGCACTGGTGCCGTTGAAGCCGATCATGATGCGGTCAAGCGCCTGGCGCTCGGTAATCGAGCCGGCCAGGCGTACCTGGAAGTCCGGAAACTTGGCCCAGGCATCGATCAGCGCGTAGGGGAATGCGCTGTCGAAGTTGGTCTGCTTGCAGGAGTAGGCATCCTTGGTCAGCGCGCTGCGGTCGGCCGGGTTGCGGCGGTTGCCCGCTGCGGTGTTGGTACGGCTGGCGATCGGGCCATTGACGCCCAGCAGCAGCGCTTCGCCTTCCTGCTGCTCCACACCGATGATGTTGACACGCTTCAGCAGGCCGCTGGCCTCCTGGATGGCGCTTTCCAGCTTTTGCTGGACGCTCGGGGTGACGTTGAATTTTTCGGTGGCGTTGTCGACGCCGTTGAGCTTGGCCACCTGCTGCAGGTAGCCGTTGAACAGTTTGCGGGTTTCGTTACGCATGAGGAGCTCCGGCGTCGATCAGTAAGTGGTGAGGATTTGCTGGCCGCTGCCGGATACCGACGGGCGCGGTTGCTGGCTGTGGTCCTGGGTGGTGCCGAGCTTTACCTCGAGCTCGGTGACCTTGGCCTCGAGCGCGGTGAATTTGTCGCCCAGGGTGGTGGATTCGGCGCTGTAGCTGTCCAGGGCGGCCTGCTGCTTTTCGGCAAACTCGACCAGTGCGGTGACCGCATCGCCCATATCGCCGAAATTGGCTTCGGTTTCCTTGCCTTTGGTGAACAGGGCCTTGACGCGAGCGGCGAGCTCTTTGAAGGCGCTGGACTGCTCGGTGACTTCCTCGAATTCGAGCGCGGCCTCTTCGGCTGCAGAGAACAGGTTGTCCTTGTCTTGCTTGCGGCTGGTCAGGGTGCCGTGCTGGGCGCTGAACTCCAGGGCTTCGGTGCCGAGGCTCGCCGGGCTGTCGGTGACGGCCAGACCGATCAGGTAAGCCTTGCCGGTGTCTGCGAACTTGGGCTGGATTTCCATGGAGGTGAAGATTTTCTGGCCCTTTTTGTTCAGGGCCAGCAGCGCGTCGTTGGGCTGGATCTGAGCAAACAGCGCGAGCTTGTTTTCGCCGCCGACTTCGACTTCCTCGGTTTTCAGGGCGAGCACGTCGCCATAGGCGCCGAATTGGGATTCAGGCGACAGGCCCTTGATGTGCTCGACGTTGATGCGAGCGCCATAGGTGTCGCGGTTGTAGCTGGCGGCCATTTCCTCGAGCCAAGTGCGCTCGATTTTGCGGCCATCGGTGGTTGCGCCTTCGAGGCCGATGCGGAACCAACGGGAGCGGAATTTCTTCATGGGGGTCGTGTCCTCAGGCTGGCCGCGTTGGCGGCGTTAGCGTTGAGGGCATGGTCGGCAGGCGGCGCGGTCCGGGCAATCGGCCTGCTGTGTACGCGGGGCAGGTACAGGGCGCGGCGCTAACGGGCCTCACGCGTGCGCGACACCATCTGCGCCATGAATGCAGCCACCGAACTCCCCGCCCAACGTGATAACCGCCGCCAGGCCAAGTTTTTGTACTGGACGGGTTGGCGTATCACCGATATCGCCGACTACCTGGACGAGAAGGAAAAGACCGTCCACAGCTGGAAGGCGCGGGACGATTGGGACCGGGCGGATAATGTGGAGCGGATCGGCGGTGCGCTGGAAGCCCGCCTGGTTCAGCTGATCCTGAAGGACGGCAAGAGCGGCGGTGATTTCAAGGAAATCGACCTGCTGCACCGCCAGCTGGAGCGGCAGGCGCGAATCGAGCGGTTCAAGGGCGGCGGTACCGAGGCAGAACTCAATCCGAATCTGGATAAGCGCAACGCCGGGCCGAAGGCGAAGCCCAAGCGCAACGAGTTCGCCGAGGAACATATCGAGCAGCTCGAGGAGGCCTTCCGGGATGGCTGTTTCGGCTATCAGCTGGACTGGTACCGGGCGGGCAACCAGCGGACCCGCGCGATTCTGAAGTCACGCCAGATCGGCGCCACGTACTACTTCGCTCGCGAGGCGCTGCTCGATGCGCTTGTGACGGGGCGTAATCAGATCTTCCTGTCCGCTTCGAAGAATCAGGCGCACATTTTCAAGGCGTATATCCAGGCGTTCGCCCGCGAGGTGTGCCAGGTCGAGCTGACCGGCGACCCGATCATTCTGGCCAACGGCGCCGAGCTGCACTTCCTCGGGACCAACGCGCGCACGGCGCAGGGCTACCACGGCAACTTCTACTTCGACGAATTCTTCTGGACCTTCAAGTTCAACGAGCTGAACAAGGTCGCCAGCGGCATGGCGATGCAAAAGCAGTATCGCCGCACCTATTTCTCCACGCCCTCCTCGATGGCCCACGAGGCCTACACGTTCTGGACCGGTGAGCGATTTAACAAGGGCAAACCGGCGGCGCAGCGGATCCAGCTGGATGTTTCCCACGATGCCCTGCAGCAGGGTCGGCTGTGCGAGGACCGGATCTGGCGGCAGATCGTAACCATTTTGGATGCCGAGGCGCGCGGCTGCGATCTGTTCGACATCGAGGAGTTGCGCCAGGAGTACAGCGCCGAGGCGTACGCGAACTTGTTGATGTGTCAGTTCGTCGATGACGGCGCCTCGATCTTCCCGCTCAACATGCTGCAGCCCTGCATGGTGGACAGCTGGATCGAGTGGAACGAGGACTACAAGCCGTTCGCCGATCGGCCGTTCGGCGATCGCCAGGTGTGGGTGGGTTATGACCCGGCCGAAACCGGCGATAGCGCCGGCCTGGTGGTGGTGGCGCCGCCGCTGGTACCAGGCGGCAAATTCCGCGTGCTCGAGCGGCATCAGTTCCGCGGCATGGACTTCGCCGCCCAAGCCGAGGCGATCCGCCGGGTGACGCTGCGCTATTGGGTGACCTACATCGGCATCGACATGACCGGCATGGGATCGGGCGTGGCGCAGCTGGTGAAGCAGTTCTTTCCGAACCTGACCACCTTCAGCTACTCGCCGGAAGTGAAAACCCGCCTGGTGTTGAAGGCTTACGACGTGATCCACAAGGGCCGGCTGGAATTCGACGCCGGCTGGACGGACCTCGCTTCCTCACTGATGGCCATCCGCAAGACCACCACGGCCAGCGGCCGGCAGATGACCTATACCGCCGGGCGCACCGATGACACCGGCCACGCCGACCTGGCCTGGGCGCTGTTCCATGCCCTGCACAACGAGCCGCTCGAGGGCATGACCGCCCAGAACACCAGCTTTATGGAGATTTACTGATGACTAGCAACATTGCCGCCGCACCTGCCCCGGGCATAGAGGCTTTCACATTCGGCGATCCGATGCCGGTACTCGATGGGCGAGAGCTGCTCGATTATCTGGAGTGCTGGCTGAATGGTCGTTGGTACGAACCGCCGCTGTCGCTGGATGGGCTGGCGAAGTCGACCAGGGCGAGCGTGTTCCTGCAGTCGGGGCTCAACTTCAAGCGCAACATGCTCGAGCGGACCTTCATTCCGCACAAGCTGCTGAGCCGGCAAGCGTTCGGCCAGTTCGCCCTGGACTGGCTGTGGTGTGGCAATGCGTACCTGGAGCGGCGGCAGAACATGCTCGGCCAAGCGCTGAGCCTGCAGCCAACGCTGGCCAAGTACATGCGGCGCGGGGCTGACCTTGAGACCTACTACCAGGTGCGCGGCTGGCAGGACGAACACGAATTTGCAGCGGGCACCATCTGCCATCTGCGCGAGGCGGATATTAACCAGGAGGTGTACGGGTTGCCGGAATGGTTGTCCGCGCTGCAATCGGCGCTGCTGAACGAGTCAGCCACCCTCTTCCGCCGTCGCTACTACCAGAACGGGTCCCACGCCGGATTCATTATGTACATGACCGACGCGGCGCAGAAGGAAGAAGACGTCGACGCCCTGCGCACCGCGCTGAAGTCAGCTAAGGGGCCGGGCAACTTCCGCAACCTGTTCATGTACGCACCTGGTGGCAAGAAGGACGGCATCCAGCTGCTGCCGGTGAGCGAGGTGGCGGCGAAGGATGAGTTCGGTTCGATCAAGAACATCAGCCGCGATGATCTACTCGCCGCGCTGCGAATCCCGCCACAGCTGATGGGCATCGTGCCGCAGAACGCCGGGGGGTTTGGTTCGCTGCGCGAGGCCGCCGAGGTGTGGGCGGTCAACGAGCTCGAGCCGATCCAGGCAAGGCTGGCTCAGGTGAATGAGTGGGTTGGGGATGAGGTGGTTCGCTTCCGGCCGTTTGAGTTGCCAGAACGAGTATGAACGCTGCATGCGGTAAGCGTACTAACTGCCGGGATCAGAACACCAAAGCGTTGCAGGTCCTCGGTGAGCTCGAGAACGCAACGAAAACGCTCACAGATTCAGTATGTCTTTCATGTCGCTATCAAGTTTGGAGTAGTGATGAGTCCATTCGAGTAGGTCCAAAACGTCCTTCGCCAGAGACTGATGGGGCTCTTTCATCACGAATCGTTCTGGATTCTGCTGATTCAGTGTTTGAAACGTTTCAACCCAGGTACTGCGATCACGACCTCTGATAACTTTCCCCCTCTCGTTCAGTTCAGGTTCGAGGCGAGTCTCTTCGTAGTGCATAGCTTGATTTCGGCCGTGCCAAATCAAATCTCTGATGCATGTGCCGGATAGCTCCCTACCTTCTGGGCCGTTTGTTCGATCTCGGTAACGCATTGAAAGCGCCTGCTTAGCAATCTGAAGTATTGCTCCAGCTGCCACGCCGATCAGAAGCTCGCCTGTAGCAAGACCATTTTCGTTTGCGCGGAGCTTCATCCGTACACGATCTAATCCCTCGGCGTAAGCGTCAGGCACCCCGTCAAACAGAGCTAGCGTCTCTTCGTTTGCGCGACGAGATACCTCCAGCGCTTCCTGCGCGATTATCTGCAGATTTATCGAGCTATGTAGCTGCAGGAGCATCCCTTGGGCACGATTGTAAAAAGCAGTCGCTTGCTCACTCATGATCGCTTGCTCGGTGATTGATTGTTCATGTCATCGGCTACCACTTCAACACACTGAGGGGACCCGGTGCGATGTACAGCCTACCCCGTAGGTCTAGCACGCTTCGGAGAAAGCGCCACCCGGCGCGCGCCGTTGTCCCCCCACCTCACCTGCGGGCTAAAGAGGTCTCTTTTTCTGCGCCCCTGCACCATGCCCTGCCCGCCCCGCTGCTGCCGCTGGTGAGGTGATCGGCACTTAAGGAATACCTGCGGAACCCTGCGAAGGTGCGCCTCCTCCATGAGCTCCTGCGAGCTCAGATTTCTAAACCAATTCTGCAAACGGGTAATTTTGGTAAGGAGGCGTTTTTACCCGGCTGGAAGCCCCGCATTTGCTGGGCTGTGGCACTTACCTCGAAAGGTAATTTTGGGTAAGGCAAAAGGTAATTTTTTTGCAAGTAACTGATTTACAAAGGATTCGTAAATCGATCACCTAACCAGCGCTAGAGGTAAGTTGCTTACCTACTTATTACCCAATTATTACCTTTGAGAAGATCGGTTAAGTCGTTGATAGAGAAGGACTTTCAGGCGTTTCCGGAACGACCTTACCAAAATTACCCATTTTTTTGGGGTCAGGCGAAATCGCGGGCTTTGCCTCTGGGGCGGGTTTTTCTTCCTGCCGCACTCGCTCTGTTGGGACCATTCTGGGACCGCTCATACAGCCGTTTCCGCACCCTAGAAACGCTGAAGGCCCCGGAATACGGGGCCTTCAGTTCGCGATATGGCGGAGGAGGTGAGATTCGAA